CCACGCAGGATTTGCATACACTCCCGACGGAAGCCCTGCCTTATTCAGCCTGTCGCAGAACTCAAGCGCCATATCGGTTCTTTCCTTGCTTGTGAGGTTGTCGATCTGACGCTGTTCCTCCATGTCGCAGAACACGGGATATGACGGTTTTTCATCACCTATCGTCTTGATGCACGCATTTATCTGCCTGTCAAGCTCCTCCCTGTCAGTTGCCGTAACATACCAGTAACAGCCGAAGTCTATACCGAGTTTTCTGCACTGCTCGATATTGCGTCTGAAATAAGTGTCCTCGTCCGTGCATATGCCGGCACGGATAATTACAAACTTGACGCCTGCCGACGCAGCCGCCGTAAAATCGAACTGCTCCTGCGCCCTGCTGATGTCAATTCCCTTGATTTTTAGCATATTATTCTTCCTCGCTTTCGCTTTCCTTCTTCAGCTGAACCATTATATCTTTCAGCTTCTTCGGCACCGGAAGCCCCAGTGCGGCGGCATTCTCGATAATGCTGATACCCTCGTTTGCCATGTAGAACAACATCACGGCCGACATTGCGGCAGGCGTTCCACCGAGTATGTATGTATCGGCAATATGGCCAACTGCTACAAAGACCAGTATCAGAAACTTCTTTGCCAGACCTCTGAAACCAACCTCTGATGATAAGCGCTTTTCTATGATTGCCACAACCACACCTGTGATATAGTCCAGCGCCATAAACGCTATCAACGCCCAGAACAGCCCCGTAACCTCGCCGTACATAAAGCCTAAAACCGCTCCGACAGCACCTGCTATGCTGTCAATAATTATCTGTATCTTGCTCATTTTTTCGTCCTTTCCGCCTATTCGGCTAAAAAATCTTCTATTGCTATCATCTCGGCGGGTGTCAGAACGACATTCGTCGAGAGAATATCAATCTTTTCGGGTATATCAACATCAATGTTGAGCAGCTCCTCAAGCTCTGCATTGCAGACATCTACATTTTCAGGGCGAATAACGTATTTATCACCGTCCTGTTCGCCATATTTCTGCAAGAGCTTCTGCCTCTGCTCATTGTACAGCTTCGTTTCCTCATCTATTCTCCGTGCCAGCTTTGCCACAGCATACGACTGTATGACGGGCAGTTCCTTGCTCATCAGCTTGCTTATGACGGGGATTGCATTTACTACAGTTGATAACTTCATAGCTTCTCCTTACTCTGCGTCCTGGGCGGTATATACGGCAGTCTGGAACTCCGTATAATCCGCTCTGACTGTGGTTTTGTTTTCTTCGTACAGCACGGCGTTCGATACTGTCATGCTCATTGTTACGGTCTTGTCCGTCCTTATGGTAGCGCTGAAATACGCTACGGTCTGTTCGTTGCCCTCTCCGTCAGTGATATAGCTTGTACCGTCAAACTGTGTTGTTTTGTTACTTCTAAGCATAATTAACTCCTTTCGCTTAGTGCTTTTCTTAATCTTTTTATCTCATTCCACATCAGCGGAATAAACTGCTCATACGCAAGTGCGTATTGACTGCCATCGCCGTGTATATCGCAGAATCCTGCAAAATCATCTGTTGTAAGCCCGCATTTTTGCAATGCTGCAAGCACATCCTGTGCAATAAAGCCGTAGCTTTTAGCGGTCGATGAATCGCCATTGTAGAAAAATGATTTTCCATCAAGATAATCAAACAGATTTTCAGATCCGCTCGGCAAGCTGGCTATGTGGTTTTTCATACGGGCGTCGGATGAAACGGATATGGTACTTGAAGATGTCAGCGATGAACCTATCAACGATAAAGCTAAGTTAGAGTTGCCAACCACAATTTTTGATGGTGAACACGCCAGCAACCTGTTTGCACCATGATAAATTAATGACGGGTTCGAAGAATCGAAAAAGATGCCTTTTTTGAATGCAACATAATCGTTAAATACAGGCAACCATTTGTACACATCGGGAGATAAGCCACCTACCCCAGAGTAACCCGCAATACCAATTGAGCAAATAGTCTTATTTTCGTAACTGAAATAAATATCCGAAACATCTATACCACTGGAAAAGCGAGTTTTAACGTGAAAAGTGGAATTAAATCCATCGTTACTGCCTTTCCTTGAATCACAGCACACGCTGTATGCCGGCTGATAAGTGCTTTTATTAAGATGAGTTCGATAACCTATATCTATTTGTCCGTATAATCCTGCTGTGCCGATTTGATTAGTAGCCACTATGCCTATTCGTGTTACCCCATAGTTGCTGAAATCGGTTGATGTCGGTGCAATGTATCCAAGCTCTCTACCTAAGGAACAAAACTGTATTTGTCCGTTGTTCATTTCAGTTCCGTATTCCCCGTTATACGCAGAAAAACCTCCCAGAACGCTGATATTAACGCCAGCCGTTTCGTTTATTCCTTCTTTGTGATTTATTGTGTCCAGCCCGTTATACAGTGAATTATTGCTTATCGTAAATCCACCTATCGTTCCGCCCGTAGCTGTAATAGTGCCGGTGCTGCTTACTCTGAAGTATTTGCTGTCCCACTCCCCCGTTGCCAGCGACAGCTTCATACCGGTGCTGTTTGCAACATAGTTACTGCTCTTGATAACTCCGCCCACAATCACATCACCTTTGATTTCGGTATCCGCAATAATCTTCAAGGCCTCGCTTGTCAGTTCCATACTGCTTGCCGATGTTCCCGATTTCACAAGCCACGATATTTTGTCGGCTTTCTGCTCTACGGCGGAAACCTTCTGCGTTACGCTGTCATTTGTTGCATATGTGCTTTCAACAATTGCCTTAAATCCATCTACCGTTTGCTCAAGGCTTGACTGCTTGCTTGATAACGATGTTATTGCGGCTGTGGTGTCCTCAGGAGCAGGCGACCAATCCGTAGCCTTGTTTCCTTTCTCAAGTTTTATATTGCAAGCCTCAATCATGCCGTTTTTATCAAGTGCAAGCGCCACGCATTCGAGTTTTGCTATGTCGCTGTCGTTTATCGTCCACGTCTTCTCGTAATATATCCACTTATCCTTTTCTGTCTGACTGCTCACCGTCAGTGACAGGGCATGCAGCTTTTTATCATCTGCCGAGCGGAATCTCGCCATCACATAACCGTTTGCGTCAAGCCCGACATCGCTTCTGGCCTTTATCCACGCCGACAGAGTGTAGCTTGTGCCGACGTTAAAATCCGTCAGAAAGTGCCGCTTGTTCGTGCCAAAATATCGTGCATTGCCGGAATAGTCGGTTCTGGATATTGCAAGGCTATTTCCTGATATTCCGCCATCAACCGTTATTATAGTGTTACCGCTCCAGCCGTTTTTGATGTTCCCCGTGCTGTCATACAGCAGATTTCTTCCGCCGATCTCGACAGCGTTCACCGCCGCAGTAATATCTGCTGCTGTCGCCGCACCGACCTCGCTTGCCGTATACGCAGGTTTATTCTCGGTTTTCGTCCATTCTGGCATATCCGTAATATCCGACATATTATGTGTATGATTCTTCTCTGCCGCCCCGACTTCTTCCGCTGTATACACAGGCTTGCTTTCAGCTTTTGCCCAGTCCGCTATATCTGTGTTTTTCAGGTATGCCGACAGATTCACCGATATTGTACCGCTGTCCGATACATTAATGTTATCGCCAATCATCACCCCACCGAGAGTATCGGCAGTAGCTGTAGGAATGACATAGCCGACACCCCCGTCAGCCGTCAGCTTTCCGGATATATGCAGATTACCGCTATAGTCAAGCGTCAGGGCGTCGCTCCTATATTCATGGCTATCGTTTCCCCAGCCGTTACCGACAACAAGTGCCACATCTTCAGCCTTTTTGTTATACCTTCCGAGTGAAAAGACCTCCATTCCCGCAATTGTGTGAGCTCCCGATGCGTGCGAATGCTCTCCCCGTGCTATAGTATGATACCCCTCAGCGTGTGAGTTACTGCCGCTTGCGATACAACCCATATTTTCAGCATGAGAACAATTTCCCGAAGCGGTCGTTCCACTGCCTTCTGCATGACAGGATAGATTGGATGCTACAGTGGTGCTTCCTTCCCCCTGGG